GACCTGCAGGTGGTCGTAACGGTTGTTGACGGGGTAGGTGAGGGCCAGGGTGCGGGTTGCTGTGTCGACGACCTCACCGGTGTCGTAGTAGATGTTGGTGGGGTCGGCGGCCCCGGCGAGGTCCGCGACTTTCCGGACCTGGTAGGAGGTCTGGGTGGTGACCGACCAGGTGACCGACCCGGTGGCGTTGACCGTGGACCCACTGGTGGGGGCCGTGATCGACGGCACGCCAGGGGAGTCGGCAGCCGTGAAGAAGCTGCTGGCGGACAGGGGCCCCGTCAAGGCGGGCGAACCTTGGTCTGTGGTCTGCGCCTGCCACTCCCACGAGCCCGCAGCGAAGAACCCAGGGGCGAAGTCGTGGAACCCGTTCGGCGTGGTGTCGTTGACGGTGACCCACGCGCCGGCACCCAACCGGTACCGGATGCTCAGCGCACTCTGGGAGTCGCCCGTGTCAGGGTCGGAGAACGTGAGCGCGAACCGCTGCGTCACCGCCCGGTCCAGGGTGCTGCCGGTGGGCGGGCTGGTCAGGGTCGGGGCGTTCGGGGCACGGTTGGGGACCAGCACGATCGTCGACGCAACCCAGCCGCCCGCGCCCAGATAGGCGCTGAGCGCCCCGGTCGCGCCCGCCGCAGCCTGGACCGCGTCAGTCAGCCCTTCCCACGCCTGATACTCGTTCTGGCTCTGACGGGTCGTCGCAGGCAGCGAGGAACCCGACCCTGCGCTGCCATAGTCGGAGAAGACCCTGACGACCACACCGGAGTACGGGGCCGTCACCGAAGGCGCAGACCTAGATCCTGCCGCCACCGGCCCACCGCTGGAGACGCCGCTGGCGACAACCTGCGCGCCACCGGAGTACGCCGAGACGATCAGCACTGCATCGAGTGGGTTGAACGACGACGTGAACGTCTCCGAGGTCGCAGTCGCAACCTTCGACCACACCTTCTGCAGCCCGCCGCCTGCATAGGGTGACGTCTCAAAGAGCTGCGACCACCCGGACGGCGTGGACGGTGCCGCAGAGGAGTCCGTCGTTAGCGCGGCCAGGAGCAGGTCCCCGGCAGTGAGGCCGGTAAGGGTGACCGAGACCGTGCCTGTCTGGGACACGGAGTAGTCGGACGTGCGGTACGCGACAGCCATCTAGACCGAGCTCCAGCACTCAAGGCCAGTCAACGCAGGCTTGCCCGGCGCCCCGGTCCAGTCGAACCGCATCCCACGGTCCGCGGTGATCGTCACCGTCACGTGACCCTGAACCACACCCGCGTCCAGAAGGTCCGCGACGAGCTTCGCGGTGCCTGTTGCGGTGTCACGGGTCTTTGAAACAACATTCATCGACCAGACTGCCGCAGCCATCAGCCGACTTTTCCGAGCACGAGCAGCTTGGACTCGTCAAAGTCAATGACCGCAACCCGGTCGGCCACGACAGGGGTGTACGCGAGAACCCGCAGGGCTGGCTGTGCCGTCGTCGAGCCGACCAGCGTCACCGTCAACGGCGACGCCGCAGTCACGAACGCGGTCCGGGCACCAGTCACGACACAACCTCCCAAACGTGAGTTACATCGGAGCCATTCAGCGGCATCGTCCAGGACGCCTCCTGCACCCTCACCGACCCGCCAATGGCAGCGTCGGTGTACGTGTACACGTCGAAATGGCCGGCGCCAGGCCACGGCGCGGTCGTCACGTTCAGGGTCTGCCTGACCTGCCGGTCATTGGTGACGATCTGGGTTCCCTGCGCCACCAGGGACGCCTGGTCGGCTGCGTCAAGGAACACCACCGACCGCTTCGTGTACCCCAGCGACACCGCGCTACTCGGGTCAGCGTCCGGGGTCTGGTACGTGTACTGCCCTGCGCCCTCAGTCACGGCAGTGGCCGCGCCCCGCAAGATGAAACGCCACCAGTTCGGGACCGGAAAAAGATCCTGGGACTGCACACGGCCCACGCCGACCAGGGACAGGTTCGGGTCGTCCGCGCTGAACACCGCCTCGATCGGCCTGTCAGCGGGGGCGGCGTACGGCCCGGAGCAGAATGCCCCGTCCTGGTTCACCCACAACCCCCGGTAGGCGACCGTGGCCAGCAGGTCGTTGACCACCCGCAGCCACGTCGGCTGATTCTGCTCGTCCAACGTCCACACAATGTCGGAGGCGAGGGTCTTAGTTGCGGCCGTGGAGTCCAGCAGCACCGCACCACCGGCACCCGAAGCGGTGATGACAGCCTTGACCTGATCCAGGACGACCGCGCCCGCAACCTCCGTGTGCGCGTCGCCGATGACCTGGTTCAGCAGGTACAGCTTGTCGTAGCCGACTGTTTGGTAGGTGGCTGGTGTTTCACCGATCGGCCGGTCAGGGGTGGTGAGGATGAAAACCCCGAGCCGCCAGCGTGCCGTGATCCCGGCGCCAGTGAGGGTCTGATACGGGCGGACCCTAGCCGCGCCCCACTGCAACGCCCGGGAGATGTCCAGCTTGCAGGTGCCGTGGATCACCGCGTAGTTAGACCGGGCGACCTCGCCGCCGGTGACGTCCGCGCTGATGTCAGAGACGACCACGTCGTTGCCGTCGAGAAGTTCGACGCCAAAATCGGCCTGAAGGCTCGCAGACTGAAGCAGTGCCGTGACCTGCGCCTCGGTGAATTGGTCCCTGGGAGACGCGTTGAGGAGTTGCACCCGTCACACCGCCTCGCTGTACCCGGTGAGCTCCTGAGCGACCAGGGACACGTCGTGGACCATCCCGCCGCTACCCGGCAGGTCAGACCACTTGATATCCAAAAATGAGATCCATTTTCTCCAACCCGACGCGTCACGCAGCAGCAGCACCTGCCCGCGCCACGAGTCGAGGAGCAGCAGGTTCGCGTCGTTCAGGTTCTGCATGACGAGCGGGAAGGTGCGGATGTCGCCGGGGCTGGTGATGACCCGCACCCGGCCGCCCGCGTAGATGCGGAACGCGCCACCCTTGGCTGCTTCGCCGGAGCGGACAGGGTTCGCGGCGGTCACTGAGACGCCGGTAACGGGGTTCGTCAGCCACGTCAGGCCGAACGACACACTCACCGATGTCATCGGGCGCCCTGACGTTGACCCATTTGGTAGTCCTTGGGCAGTGCGCGGATGATCGCGCCAAGCTCAGCGATGTCAGCCGACGTCGCACCCCGCGAGGTTCCACTGATGGCGTTGGAGCGCACAGCGGACGACGCGAAGTCCAGGGAGCCGATACTCAGCCTGCCGGCCATGCTGCCGACGTTGCCCTGCACTTTGCCGAACCCGGTCGTCAGCCCCTCGTTGAACCCGTCCATGATCGCCCCGCCGTGCGGGATCAGGAGCTGGCGGTCAACGTCGAGCGGACCTTTGTGGTCCTTGATCCACGTCGCGATCCCGCCGACGAACGTCTTGACCTCCTCGAACTTGGCCTTGATGCCGTCCCAGAACCCGCTGATCAGCGACGACCCCGCGTCCTTCAGCAGTGTGCCGAGGTTCCCGAGCGCGGTCTTGATCTTCCCGGGGACATCACCGGCCCAGGTCGTGAGCTTGCTCAGCAGCTTCCCGAGCTCGGCGGGCAGGTCAGTGACAGCCTTAGCAACCCATTTGATGAACGCCCCAGCCCATTCAAGGAGCTTGGACACGATCGCCGGCAGGGCCGTGGTCAGGATCCACCCACCCAGTTTCACCAGCAGCTCGCCCAGCGCGGCGATCAGAGACACGGCCGCGCCCGGCACCCACTTCGCGAACGCCAACGCCCACTCAGCAAGCTTGCCGACGATCGCAGGCAGCGCCGTCGTCAGCAGCCAGCCGCCCAGCTTGAGCAGCAGCCCGCCCAGTGCCACCAGAACAGGCGGGATCATCGGCCCGATCCATGCGACAAACGCCTTGCCCCACTCCAGCAGCTTCGTACCGATCGCGGGCAGCGCCACAGTCAGCAGCCACGTCCCGAGCTGCACCAGCAGTTCCCCGAGTTTCGCCAGAACAGGCGGGATCATCGGGACGATCCACTCCACGAACGCCTTACCCCACTCGACGAGTTTCGCGGCGATCGCAGGCAACGCGACAGTCGCAACCCATGTCCCCAGCGACGTCAGCAGCTCACCGAGCTTCACCAGCATCGGCGGCACAGCGTCCTTGACCCATTCCCAGAGCGCCTTACCCCACTCGGCGAGCTTCGCCTTGATGCCCGGCAGGGCAGCGCTGATCTTCGCACCAAGGTCCGTGAAGACCTGCGACAGGCCGCCCTTGTTGAAGCTCGCCGTGACACCCTGGATGAAACTGTTGATCCCCGACAGCGCGGTGCTGAACGCCGGCATCAACCCAGTCACCACCGCCTGTGAGATGTCCTCGAACGACCGCTTCGCCTTCGCCATCTGCCCAGGCAGCGACTCCCCAGCCGCCTTGGCGGCCCCACCGAACTCCTTGCTCAGCTCACCGAGGATGACCTTCTGCGCACCCGCGGTGTCACCCGTCTTCACCATCGCGGCGATCGAGTCCTTCTGGCCCTGGGTGAACGACACGCCCACCCGGGTCAGCGCAGTGATGCCCTTCACCGGGTCGTTCAACGCCTTGCCGAGGACGATCGCGTTACTGGACGCGTCACCACCGAACTTCGCGGCCATGTTCGCCGACGCGACAGTGGCCTGGTCGAATATCTTGTCGACCCCGTTGTTCTTGATGTTCGTGAACGTCAGGAGCATCTGCTCACTCTTGACGATGCTGTCGTCCGTCTGACCCGAGTACCCCTGGATGCTGGACGCGAGGTCGTTCAGGCCCTTCACTGACACCCCGGCTGCGTTACCCGTGGACTTGATCCCCGCCGCGAGCTGCGCGGTGCCTTTGGAGGCGTCCATCGCCTCACCGAAACCGGTCTTGATGACCAGCCCGACCCCGGCAATCGCGGCAGCGGCACCCGCCAGTGCTGCGCCGCCGAAGAACTTGGCGATCGACGTGCCGAAGTTGCTGGTGTGCTTGGACGCTGTGTCGGCCGAGTCGCCGACCTTCTTGAACGTGGAGGACGCGTTGTCCTTAGCGATCAGGTCCCAGATAAGAGACAGCTCACTAGCCATCAGACCCTCGACTGGATCTCGGTGGCAATCCGGTCCATCACCGCGGTCAGCTCTGGTTGCACGGCCGGGCCTCCGTCTGCGAGTGTCTTCGACCACCAGCCCTTAGCGGCCGGGATGCGTTGGGTGACCCACTTCTTCCGGTTCCCGAACGTCGGGTGCCGGACGAACCCTGAGTCCGTCTGGGACGTGTCCGGGGCCGTCGTCGTCAACCTCACCCCGGCCGTCCTCGCGCCGGTGCGGACCTGCACCTTCACCTTCTGCCCGGCGACCTGCTCGTTCAGCCCGCCACGTTTCGGCAGCTGCGACCTGGCCGCATCAGCGACGGCGACCACCAGGGGTTCCGCGCCGGCCTTCAACCCGCGCAGCAGCTCGCGGCGCAACGTCTTGTCACCCACCGTTTTCAACCGTTTCCCCAACGCCGCAAGATGCTCCGAACCCTGGTCAGCCATCAGGCCACCCCCAGCTCTCTCATCAGGCGCACAGACGTGGACTCAGGTGCAGGCTCCGCAACCAACGCGGCGTCGAACTCGGCGCGGGAGGTGTCCAGGTCGGGCATCTCCACGTCCTCCGCGCCGCCCGCGGCCAGCGCCGCGGCCACCTGACGCTCAGACAGCACCTGACGCTCCAGCCGCTCCAGCAGCAGGACGTACGTCACGTCGCACAGGTCGAGCAGGCTCAGCCGGTCCTGGTGTGCAGCACCGACAGCTGAAGGTCGGGACGGCCAGCGAGCAGCACCGAGGCCCTGTCGTCGGAGCTCGCAACGGACTTCGGGTCGGTGGCCGGCTGCCCATCCGATGAGCCGGAGGGCAGCCCAGTAGGGCGCTCAGTCTCCTGCGTCATCGTCGCCTGGAACACCAGCATCCAGTCCTCGATCCCGGCCCGGGAAGCCCGTGAGTGGGCCTTGAACCTGTCAAGGTCACCGGCGGCGATGCAGTCCCACACCATGGTGCGGACAGTGGTGACGGTCTCCATCGACTTGACGTCCCCGCCACCGGCGTCAGACGCGGCAGCAGCAAAGTCCGCCAACGCGTCAGCGGACACGGTCTCGTTCAGCTCGAAGGACTCACCAAGCCACTCAATGCTGCCCATCAGGCGCGCGCAGTGCCAGCGGTCCACGCAGACCACGGCTGCGTCGCGGTCGGCTTCTCCAGCTTCCCCGTCCACGGGATCGAAGCCTTCGCCGGGGCCTTGTTGAACTGGAACTTCACCGACCCCGAGTTCAGCACCTGGTAGGCGACGAACCGGAAGGTCGAGTCCAGGGACTCGAACCCGATCATCGCCCGAACCTCGCTGCCCACGACGGGCGGGTCGACCTTCGTAATCAGAGTCACACCCGAACCGGTGACCGTCGTCGCGGCACCGTTGAACGCACGCGCCAAGTTCGTCGCCGTCAGCGCGAGCAGCTGGAACGACAGGGTGCCCTCACGGGCCGTCACCCGGTACTGCAACGGGTCAATCAGCTCCGCGGCAAGGATCGGGGACACCGTGTTGTTCACGTCGAAGTCGGTCCCCGACTCGGTCATGCCCATCGGGATCCACGCCACCGGCCACGTGTCGGAGAACGCCGACGCCGTCGAGACCGGGGTGGGCAGCGCGGACCCCAGCGGCGCCCAGTACAGGAAACCGGGGTCGGTCAGTAGTGCCGGCAGCGCCAGCGCAGTGTTAGTCATCGGGTTCAGCCCTTCTTCTTCGTGGTGGTCTTCTTGACGGGTTCGCCAATGACAACGGGGTCACCCTGCGGTGGCGGCGGCGGCTGCTCTGCCGGCTCGGAGTCGGGGTCGCTGGCCTTACGAACCAGCCCCGACTCCAGGTAGCCGTGCGCCTCGACGTTGCTGACCGGGACAGGGTCGCCCGGGTTGTACGCGCGGGCGCCGTCGACCAGGATCGGCTCGACCGCGACATACTCGGCGTACTCGGCGGCCTGCGCGGCGGCGAAGTCCTCAACATCAGACATGGGTCGGGTCCTCTCAGGTGACGGTGAAGTAGTGCAGGGTGAAGGTCAGCTGCTGGGCTGTGCCGCTGGAGTTGGACAGCGACAGGACGTCCACGTCGAGCTCTGACGTCCCGTACGGAGACAGGACCCCGAGGCGCCGGTCGGCGCGCACCGCGGCCTCAACGGCGTCCATCAGGGCGAACACGCGGGCGCGGACACCGGGCAGGTCCGTGTCGCCGGTCACACAGTTCAGCTGGGACCGGACGGTGCCGGTCTCCTGCCATTGGAACCCGTTAGGGTCCTGTGTCTGGGTGTACGACCCGGCCTGGTCGTTGTCGACGTACCCGACGGTCACGTAGTCGGTGGGGATGTCGGCAGTGACCGGCGGCCCGTCGTACACGGTGACCTGACCCCATCCGGGCAGAGATGGCAGCAGCGCCAGCATCCGCGCCACGACAAGAGGCCACTGAGCGGCCATCAGGCGACCCCGGGCGTGCGCGCGTCCCCGGCGCACATCTCGATGACGGCGTTGGGGACCGCGAACCCGCGGATGTAGGTGACCGGCTCAGCCGACACACCCGGACCCATCGGCGCCCGCTGCTCAAGTTGCCATAGGGAACGGATCAGTAGCCGGGTGGCCCTCAGCACATTGCCGGACACTGCCACGCGACCGCTGATGTATGTCACTTGGATGTTGCGCCGGCCTTGGGGGAATGCCGCGACCACCCCCGAGACAAGGCGGGTCAGCAATCCCGTCTCAGCGTCGAAGTCGAACCCGTAAGCGCTGACAGGTGAACCGTCGAAACGGTTTTGAAGGGTCAGGGTCCGCTCGTAGGTCGAGCCGTAGGACTCGACCACTGACGTGACCGAGATGAGAGGCGAGTGCAGCAGGACGATCTGCGCGCGGCCCCCGTCGTAGGTTTCAGACCTCGGCCGGCTCAGGATCGACCCGACAAGGTCCTCCATGATCGGGGTTGCATCAGCGATCAGTTCCCGCAGGTCCTCATCCGTTACCGTGTTCACGCCGAACAGTCGGAGTCCGCGGCGGGCGTCGGCCAGGCTAATCAGCGAACTGGCGGTTATGACGTTGAACACGTCGGTAAAGGCGCACGCGTTGACCCCTGTGGCCACAGAGCGCCACGAGTAGCGCCCCGGCAGGGTCGGGGTGTACGTCGCGCTGTACGTGCCCACGGCGCCGTTGACGACCGCTGGGGTGACAGTGGTCGAGTCGGGAAGGGTGATGGTGATGACCACGGCGCCGGCGTTCGCAGGCGCACCCAGATCGTCGGTGACCAGCACTGTCAGCGGGTATGGGTCACCGAGATCGATCGCCATGTCCTACCGGCTTACTTGCTGGTCGTGGGCTTGGTCGTCGCCTTGCGAACCGCGGTCTCCTTGGGTGTCGCCTTCGGCTTCTCGGCGGTCTCCTTGGGTGCCGCCTTCGGCTTCTCGGAGAACTGGTCGACTTCGGCGTCAACTTCTGCGAGGCGGCGCTTCTGGGTGGGTGAGTGCGGGCGGCGAGACAGGTTCTCTCGCTCAACCTGCAACGCAGCGACGTACTCGGAGCGATCAGACATGGGGGATTTCCTTTCGTTGCAACAGGTTGGGAGAGATGAGGGGATGCAGATGAGCGCCCAGCACTAGCTGGGCGCCCACTGCGTCACTCAGAAGCCGGCCGCCGGGATGACGCCGGTGCCGCTGACCGCCGAGATGGCCTCGGGGCGACGGTCCGCCATGAGTGCGGCGTAGTTGTAGACCTGGATGCGGACCTGCAGAGTCCCGCTGAGGATTTCCGAGAGGACACGGGTCTTCATCTGGCCTTCCCACAGGAACAGGTCCTGCCAGCGGGCCGTGATGATGCGGGTCTCGTTGACGCCCGCGCCGAGGTTGGACGGGATGTTGCCGTCCAGGCACCCAGGAAGACCGTATGTGAACGTCCCCACGGGACCCTCGGACTCCAGTGCGCCAGAGCCCGCCATCGGGTTGTACGCGTTCGGGGTCGACAGGATAAGCGGTCGGCCCGTGGAGTCGAGCTGCGACAGCGCCCAGTACCACACGGACGGGGTCAGGCATACCCCGGTCGCGGCCAGCTTCCGCAGCGTCGCAACCTTGGACGCGGACTGCAGCAGCGACGGCCACAGCTCGGCCAGGGTCGGGGTCGCGTCGGTGTAGACAACCGAGTTGATCCCGGCCACGTTCAAGACGCCCTTCAACTGTCCGGCCGCGCCGGACCCGTTGATGACCTGGATGTCCAGCTTGGAGTCGTAGTCGGCGAGCAGGTCGGCCATGACGACCTCGTCGAACGCGATGGGCGACTGGTCGAGGAGCTGGATGGCGATGTCCTGCTGTCCGGCGATGGTCCGGACCGGGGCGCTGATCAGCGAGTCGGTCAGGTCCTGGGAGGTCACAGCGGCTGCGTCAGCGGTCTGCGCCCCATCTGCGGTGCCGGTTGCGATCTTCGGCAGGTTGATCGAGTCGGTGCCTGACGGGAGCGGCATGTTCTTGCACATGTTCGCGCAGGCCCGGCCGAAACGGGGCAGGTCGATGTACTCGTCGATCAGGTAGATCGGGGGCACGAACTGGCCGCCTTGGCCGTCGGTGCGGTTGGGGTTGACGCGGGTCTCGAACGCGCTGGCTCGGGCGCCCCGGTTGTAGCCGGCGGACCGAAGTTCCCGGTCGTTGACCTCCAGCGCGGCGGCCTCACGGCGGGCCTCCCTGGCGGGGAGCTCTACCAGCAGCTCGGCGGTGTGGCGCTCGAGGCGCCCGCGGGCTGCGCCGAGGCCGCCGTCGCCGTCGCCGCGGCCCAATGTGACACGGGCTAGGTCGAGGAAGTATGAGGACCGGGTCGCGGCACCATAGGTGCGCGGCTCGGACAGGACCTTGGCCGGCCCCATGTCCCCGATGTCCTTGAGCTTCTTGGCGGCAGCAGCGGCACGGGTCTCCTCGTCCTCGAGCTGGGCGATGCGGGCCTCAACGACGGTCCGCTCAGCCCGCAGCGCGGTGTACTGGGTGTCCTCAGCCTCGGTGAGGGCGTTGCGTTCCTCCTTCTCGGCGGCGTCGTTGATGGCGCGGATCTCGGCCGCGATCGCGATGAGGCGGTCGCGGCACTTCTTCAGAGCATTCATGTGGCCCTCCAAGGGCATAGGGCACCCACGCGGGTGCTGATGGTGCGTGGCTGCCAGACGTCCAGGTGGTGGCCCAGGTGGTGCGCGTTATCCGCGTCCGGCGTGGGCTGCCGGCGTGCTCGTCAGGCGGTGTTGCGCAGCGCTGGGTCCTCCAGCAGCTGCAGGCGGGCCAGGGACATGCCCTTGGGCTCGCTCTTACTCTCCGACGTGGTGTCATCGGAGGAAGTCGTGTCGTCAGTCGCGTCATCCGCGTCGGGGTTGGGGACGCCCATCAGCTCCGACAGCAGCGGCAGTGATGCGTCGAGGGACTCGTCGGCGCCTGCGATCAGGTCCAGGACCGCCTGCAGCGTTTCCATCGTGGAGGTGGACAGTGCCTTTCCTGCACGCTGCTCGGCCCGGGCGCGCTGGGCGATCAGCGCGGGGACCCGGGTGCGCATGAGAGCGCGGGCCTGGACGGAGCGCAGCGCGGTGGTGCCGGTGGTGGCGGGGTTCGCTGGCCAGGTGACCACGCTGACGTCCCCGCCGTCCATGTCGACCTCGAGGATGTCGCGCTGGTCGTAGTCGGGTGACCACGTCTGACGGGTGACCCAGAACGCGAAGCTCATGGCGTCGAGGTCTCCAGCGTCCATGGCTGAGTGGATCTGGTGGATGTCGGCTCGGGTTCCGTCGAGGTCGGCCTCGACCATGAGTGAGCCGGCGGTGTCGGTGCTCAGGCGTAGCGTGCCCGACTTGGTCCGGGCCATGGGCGCTCCACCCCAGGCGTGGTTCAGGCAGTAGATGACGTCTGGGCTCTCGGCCAACGTCTTCGTGAACGCGCCGGGGCGAACAATCTCGGTGTAGTCACCTAACCAGTCGGTGATCGTGAACGGCGCATCCACTACCGACGCGCAGCCGGTGAACAGAAGCTTCTCGCCGCCGGAGCCGTCGGGTGCGGCCCGCAGCTCGGTCCCCTTGTCGAAGCGCAGATCGAGGGTGTTCGGTCCCATCGCCTGCCGGACCAGAGCGCGCAGCGCCCGTGTGTCACCGTCGGCGACCCGCTGCTCGAACTGGGCGAGGCCGCCACTGCGGATCTTGTCGCGAACCTTCATGGGGTTACTCCATTCGATGGCAGCAGCGCCGGGTCTCCGGCCTCACCGGGCTCGAGGATCCCGGGAAGGTGGGTGTTCGTGTTGAACGGGATGTTGTAGTCCTCGCCGTTGGGGCCGTCGATGGGCGCCCAGCCCTCGGCTGCGCGGATCTCGTTGCGGTTACGGACCCCTGTCAGGCGGTGGATCTGCGCAATCCCCGCTCGTTCCATTGGTGTCGCGCGCAGCAGCCCGTTCAGGTCGAACATCGACCATGTCGAGTCGTCGCCGGGGATCATGTCGTTCCACAGCGACTCGATCGCTGTGGTCAAGGGGAGCAGGGTGTGTGTGGCGTAGCCCTGGTCGATGGAGTCCAGGCCCTTCCCGCCGCCCTGGGAGGCGTTGTCGACGATCGCCATGATGCGCTGCAGTGGGACGCCGAACCATCCGCAGATCTCCTCGCGCAGGAATGATCGGGTCTGCAGGAACTGCGCGTTGTCCGGCGCCACCGACAGCGCCGTCCAGCTCGCCCCGCCGTACAGGACCGCGGGCCGGTGGGCGTTGCTCACCCCGGAGTTTCCGGCCTCCCAGGTGTCCTTGAGCTCGCGGGCTTTGGCTTTGTCACCCGAGCCGGGCACCGAGATCAGCCCCGACGGGGTGGCGCCATTGCGGAAGAAGTTCGCGCCGTACTGGTTCACGTCGCCGGCGGTGCCGAGAGTGACCCGCTGGTAGGTGATTGGGTCCATGCCTTCGTCCGAGCCGGGGAGCATGACACCGGTGACGTGCTTGACCTCTTCGGTGGTGTAGGTCTTCTGCCCGATCCGGAACACCTTGCGGCCCTCGGCGTCGCGGCGCGGCGTGACCCTGTCCGGGTGCAGCACTTGGACGCAGGTGGGCCAGCCGAGCGCATCCGTGGTCAGGACCATCATGTAGGCGTTGCCGCGCAGCTTCAGGGACGCGACGATCTGACCCATACCGGCCGCCACGGGCAGGTCTCCGAACGGGCGGGTGACGATCAGCGGCTGCGCGGGGATCGTGCGACGGACACCGTTGCGGTCCCCGGAGTAGGCGGCAAACGGCAGGATGGTGATGTCGTCGTGCAGGACCTTCACGCAGTTCATGACCGTGGAGATCGCTAGTGCCCCGGCCTCTGTGACGTTGCCGCCTAACGTGCTGGCCATCTGAAACGAGTTCGTGGGGATCGAGGAGTCACCCCAGGGGCCGGTGCCGCTGCGTCGGACCAGTCCCCGAATGCCGCGCGTCAGCAGGTCCATCAGTCACCCACCGCGACACCGAGCAGGACCAGCCCGGGGACCGCTGCCAGTAGCGCCCACCGAAGGCCGAAGGTCCCGCCGAAGCTGACGAACGCAACCAGTGCGGTGATGATGAGGGTGTTGGAGACGACGCTGATCTTAGGAATCCGGGGCTTCATGGTCCTCCTCGTCATCAAGGTCGCTGAAGAAGAACACGGAGGCTTCCGGTTCTGGCGTTGCCCGGGCCGCCCAGAGCGCGAGGGTCGCGGCGTACAAGGGTGTGATGTCGGCTGAGCTCTTCTTGCGGCCCCAGCGCCAGGCGCCTTCGCCGTCGTCGACGTTCTTGCGGGCGCCTGCCAGGGCTGAGATGAGCTCGGTTTGCCCGATCTGCCGAAGGCCTGCAGTGGTGGCCAGGTCGTACAGGAGCCCGCAGGCGGCGGCCACGTCGTTGCCGTTGAGGATCTCGACCTCGACGCCAGCCGCGATCAGTGCCGGGACCAGTGACTCCGCCGCGGATCCGCGGGCGACGGTCAACTTCATGCCAGGCCATCTCGCCGAGAGGTCGACGAGTCGTTGGACAGCCCAGTCGGTGCCCGGGCGGTGGTCGACCAGGCCGTCTTTGGACGTGACCTCGATGTGCAGCAGTCCGTCGGCCCGGGTACCGGCGACAGCGATCGCAGACCACGACCGGGACGGTGAGACGTCCAGGGCGAACGACGCTGGCCCGGTGATCTGGGAGTCGAGGTCGAGGCAGGCTGCCCAGAGGTCGGCGGGGATGACGGCATCGCCGGTGGGTTCGTCCCACCTGCCCAGCCGTTCGCGGCCGAACTCTTCTGGAGCGGAGGCCAGAGCGCGACGTTCGGAAGCGACGTATTCAACGGTCATCCGCTTGCCCAGGGTCGTGTTTGCCGCGTACCAGTTGGCCACGTCGTCGAGGGCGCAGCCGGTCGTGGTCAGCGAGTGGTCGCAGTCGATGGCAGCGCAGGGGGCTTCACTGCACCACTCCCCGTAGGCCAGGCGCGGGTCACCGATCCGGCCACGGTCACGGATGCCCCGCAGCACCGCCGACCTGACCTGCCCGGCGCTCGAGCCGTAGACGACCTGCGGGTCATGGACTGCCGACAGGGTCGGCAGCAGCGCACCCATGTGGCTGGCCTGCAAGGCGTAGGCCTCGTCGAGGATGACCCTGTTGCCGGTCAGCCCGCGTCCACCGTCGGCGGTGCGGGCCTTGAAGACCAGTCGCTGCCCAGTGCGGAGCTCGATAGCCTCATCGCCGTTGCCGCGATAGATCCGCCTGACCCGGCGGCGGAGCATGTCGGACCCGCTGATCAGCTCCTCCATGTCGCGGAAGGCCTCTTGTGCGGTGTCGAACTTGTGAGCGGACCAGACGATGAGCCGCTGGTCGGTGAGAAACAGCCATCCGATGGTCGCCTGTTTCAGCCAGCCCGTCTTCAGGTTCTGCCGTGGCGCGATCGCGGCGACCTCGAAGGCTGCGCTCAGGCCCCGGTCGTCCATCGCGAAGGTGTCGTCGAGCAGCAGCTGCTGCTCGGGGTCGGGGGCGAACCCGATCTGGACGTTGAGCTCGCCGACCTCGGGTCCGAGGGTTCGGGCGTACGTCGGTGCCGTGTGATAGGCGGGCTCAACCAGCGTTGCGTTTGGCGTCACGCCGGTCTCTCAGCTCGTCCAGAGGGTCGGCCACCGTCGTGCCCTTGAGTGCCTCGGTCATCGTGTCCCGCAGCACCCTGACCATTGATGCCACCGAAGACCCCGACTCGGTGGAGGATTCGATCCGACGTGCGAGCTCGATCGATGCCCAGCCGAGCATCGTGTCCAGGCACTCGGCGGCGTCGAGTTCACGTCTGGTCGCGGACTCGAGAACGCCGTACGTCTCGGTGGGCTTGGGTGCAGCTTTGGCCGGTCTGCCGGCGCGGCTTGCCCTGGTGCGGCACAACGAGCTGCAGTACTTCGCCGTCGCTCGTTTGGCCTTGTACGGCTGGCCGCACTGAGCACACGAACGTTGCACGACGACACCTGAATCCTGTGTGTTTGCAACGCTGCTCGCTGCTCGAATCCTGTTTGGTTGCAACGGTGCTCGCCTGCATGGCTGCTGCTCGGTAGCGCTACCGAGACGCTAGAGAGAGAAAAGGCGCCAGGAGCGGGTGCACAGCCTCGAATGGCTGAACTATTTTGGGCGCCCCCCTTGTCACCAGTCGCGTGATGCGCAGACCGTTGGTGATTTGTACCCTTTGGCGCTGTTGCATCCGATGTGGACTGGGCGCAGGTTCCATAGGTCGTCGGTGCCGCCGAGTTCGACGGGGGTGATGTGGTCGACGCTTGGGCGCCTGGATGATCGTGGTGGGGCGTCGTAGTCGAGGGGTTGGCCGCAGATGGTGCAGTGTGTGGCGCCGGCTAGGACGACTTGCCGTATCCGCAGCCATTGCCTTGTGCTCATGGGTTCAGGTGTTGATGGCTGCGATGGTGACGGACGCGACGGCGCTGTAGGTGACGGCGTATCCGCCTGCCGCGGACGCGCATGACGCTGGCAGCGCGACCTCGGTGTCGCCGGCGGGAACGGTGATGAGGACGTTGTGCAGGAACCCTTGTGAGCAGGCGTTGACCGCGACGAGGGTGACGGTGATGGATGCGCCGCCGTTGCGCACGAGCAGGGTGGTGCGCTGGGCGCTGCCCCCTGCGATGGTGTCGCCTCCTGCTGCGGCGGCGGTGTAGGTGAGTGCGGTGTTGCCTGTCGCAGCTTGAGCAGTGATGACGGCCATGGTGTTGCTCCTTATGGGGTTACGTGCTCGCAGATGCGGTACTCACGACGCGGGTTGGGTGCAGGCACCGGCCTGGGGTTCAGTGGTCCTCGTCGACCGGGATGCTGACCACGATCGTGGCGTTCTCGCCGAGCATCTGCATGAGACCGCCAGCGCTGCCCGGCACGTACATCTGCACCTCGACCTGCGCCGCTGTGATCTGAATGCCTGCGACCAGGTCGTTGTCCAGGTCAAGCTCCCTGAATGCAGCGATGACTTGGGAGCGGGTGAAAGTGGCAGGCAGATGGATCATGCGCTGCTGCTCCTGTCGCAGATCCGGTCCTCGAGCTCGGCGATCCTCGCGATGCAGACGGCGATCAGCTCGTCGATCCGCTGGCCGCGGCTCTGGTCACCGCAGCGGACGCAGCCGCAGATCGTGGTGCGCTCCAGGCGGTGCCAGGCGAGGCGCTCTTGCTCGTTGCGGCGTGCGGTCCACAGTGCGGGTCTGCTGTCGGTGAGCGTGCTACTTGGGGGCACGACGCTTCACGATCGCGAAGTGCTTGCGGTCCAGGGAGCGCTGGAAGGTCTTCACCTTGTCGCCAAGGTAGGCGCGGAGCTTGTCGTAGTCCCAGCCGTCGTAGGGCACGCAGGTCAGGGTGACGCCGCGGAAGGTGGCGATGTTCTTCTCGGTCATGTAGGCGCCGAGGGTCTTCTTCGCTGCCGTGTTCCTAGCCGTGGTGGACTTGAGCGCGTCGATGGCCGGCTGAGTCTCCTTGTAGACCAGGACTGCTTTCTCGGCGGCGTCTCGAGTCGTCACGTGGGGGGATCCAATCGACGCGATGAGGGTTGTGAAGTGGACTGTGAAGTCAGGCCCGCCTGGTCGCAGTGACCGACCTGAGCCTCGTGGCATGGGTGGTGGCGTCGTCCGGCGAGAAGGCGGGCTGATCTGGGTCAGGCGATGCGACGATGGCCGACAGCGCGCCGGCGAGTATCACGGGCAGCAACGAGGACGTCGCCTAGCTTGTAGAGAGGCCTGTTCATCTCGTCGAGCCCTGACGGCTTCAGATGGCCGCGGGTGACCCAGTTGCTGATGGTGGACGAGCCGACGCCGCAGGCCGTGGCTGCTGCGGCAGTGTTGATCAGCTGGTGAAGGTGATCCGTGTCTGAGTCTGAGGTGCGCAAGAGCCCACCCACTCACGTGACATGGCGAAACCCCGCCGGATCATCCGGTCGGGGTTTGGTGACAGCTCGCCTACTGGCATCATCTTCACACGGTGACATAACGCATAGGTCACCGGGGTGCGTTTGGGGTTTAGTCAGGCCGTCGCAGAGCCCGACCTTGATGCCTCCAGAGCACGGAACAGGTCGCAGAGCTGATCCAGGACGTCGGCGCGGAGTTCGGCCTCGTAGACGTGGACGCGCCAGGCGATGGTCATGCGTGCGATCGTCAGGTACTCGTCCTCACGGATCTTCCGACCACAGTTCTCACAGGTGTAGGCGGTCTGCTGTTGGGTCTTCCCGACGTCCCTGACGAGCATGGCGATGTCGCAGCTGGGACATGGCATCGGCAGTCGTGGCTCGATGGGACGGGTGAGGCCGTACCTGCTGCGGTTGGTCTGGTGTGTGTCGTGCACCGCATCCGCGTGGTAGCCGACATCGGGCCAGTCGCAGAGCTGCTCGAAGTGGCCGGCGAGATAGAGGTGGGCGTGGTTCACCAGGAGCGCGCCCACTCGGTAGCCGATGGCGTACCTTCCGTAGGTGGCCACCAGGTCGGGCGCGGGTAGGTCTCCAAGGTGGGCGCGCAGGCCGGCCTCGATGTTGTTGAGCATCCAGGCGATCTCGCTGCACGCGTCGCTGGCGTCCTGGGCTGGGTGGCCGAACGACTGCTTCTTGTTGTGACGGGTCTGGCCGCCTTGGCGCATTGGTGAGGGCAGGAACGTCTTGAGCGTGACGTAGTCCATGACGATCCAGCCCAGCTCGCGGCGGAACCGGATCTGGCAGGGGTCGCACATGTTCTGGGTGGTGAGGCGCCGGTTCCCGTCTGCGTCTTGGCAGCGCGGGTGCACGCAGGGGGAGATGGCGAGCTTTTCGACGCTCATCATGTGTCTCTACTTGCCGCCCAGCTCTGTGACCAGCAGCGTGCTCACCCAGGCGAGCAGGCCGAATGCGACGAGGTTCAGGCGTGATGAGACGCCGATGGCTGCGAGCAGGAATAGGAGCGCGGCCACGATGAGCAGTGCCAGGACGACGATGTGCATAACCATGATTATGAGTCGTCCGCGTCGCGTTCCGCTTCTAGCCGGGACGGGCGCACGTCGTCTGCGCGCCCACGGCGAGCCTCGTACCAGGCCGCGTCACGCTCGGTGCTGGTGACCCTGTCCTCACGCAGCTGGTCAGCAGTGTTGGGTTCGTCGAGCCAGCCGTCGATCTCGGCGGCGATCTGCGTCCACAGAGCGGCCTCTTCCGTGCCTGTGGCCGTCCCTGCCATGTCGCGAGCGTGGGCGGCCAAGTGCTCGGAGTGGATCAGCTCGGCGGTGTGCGGCGCGTACCACTCGATCATCTGTGCCGATGTGGGTGCCGTCTTGTCCAGGCGGTCCCACAGCGCAGGCGCCGGCCCGAATCCAAAGATGGCTCTCCGGAGCTCGGCGCCCTGCGGCGTGTCGGCCTTGATGGCCGCGATGACGGCGCGCGCCTCCCGCTGGAAGTCATTGCCTTTGGGGTTGAGGGCGTAGTGGATGACCTCAGCGAGGACCTGGGCGGCGTCGAAGTCACCCACGAGGTGGCTCCTCGAGCACGTCGCGGATAGCGAGCACCAGGCAGTCGGGATGCCATTTGTGACATATGCCGGGTGCGTGTGTGCGATCGCGGTCAGTAACCACGTGCCATTCGTCGGTGAGCGCTCTGACACGGTCGATGGTGGCATCCTTCTGACGCAGCGATCTACTGAGCTCGGCGACCTGCTCCCCAACGCTCACCTGCTGCATCGCCTCGTCCTTCAGGGTGTCGGCCTCATGCTGGGCCTCACTGTTGACCGCGGTCCGGTATGCCTCCACATACTCCCGGAATGTGGTGGGGTCCGCGTCAGCGTCGGGGGTCATCAGTAGTCCTGCCATGGAGGGTCTTCGGCGCTGGCCGGGTCGCAGACGTGAGCAGCGTCGAGGATGTCGACGACCTTTGCGCCGCACCGTCTGCAGATCGCGACTGTGCTGCCATCCTCGAGGACTCGGATGTAGAACATCCCATCACGGTCAGCAGGCTGGTCGCTCATGGACGTTCCTCAAGAGCGGCACGGACCAGACGGATCGCGTTCTCGTAGGCATCGGAGTAGGCCGCCGTGTTGGGGTGTCCGATCACATGATCTCGCTGCGCAGCGCCACTGAGTCTCATCAAGGTGTTCACGGTTTCTTCGACTCGACGGATCACAGCCTCGGACTGGACACACGCGGCGGTCAGCCGCTCCTCCTCCTCCTGTGCCGCAACGTAGGCGTCTTTGGCGTCAGCCAGTTCGGCCCGCGCCTCGTCACGCTCGCGGATAGCGTCGAGCCTGGAGAGCGTCCACGAACAGGGCAGCCTGCCACTCGAGGGGTGCTCAAACCCATCCTCATGGACGCAGACCGCTGCGATAGGGGTGCGCGTGACTACACCTTCACGGTCAGCAGAGTCGGTCATGACGAACTGCCCATCCCGGCGCTGAGGATCTTCCCGATGATGCCGACGGCTTGCGCTTCGGTGAAGCCTTCCTCCACCAGTGCGATGAACATCTCCCGGAGCTGGTGGGCGTTCTGACGCATGTCGGCGCTGGGCTCCACTCTGTCGATACTCATCGTTGCCTCCTCATGCCGTCCACGGGTTGCACGATGTAGCCGAGCATCTCGATGCGAGCATCTGCGCGCCTAGCCCGTTCGGCTGCGACTCTGAGCGCCTTGGCTGAGAGATCGTCAGTCAGGTTGCCGCTGTAATAGATGCCCTCGGGGTCCTCGCGATAGTCCCAGATCCCACCGAGCGTTTCGGTGCCATCCTCTGCGACAGACACCTCAAGTGCCAGTCCGCATGGGTGAAGCAGTAGGCGGTTGATCTCTTGCACGTAGCCGAGCCTGCGGAACTCGGCAATCGACATGCGCGGGGCGGCAATGACTATCTCTTCACGGTCAGCATCCGGGCTCATCGGCTCATCGCGCTCTCAACGCCACGGCCGATTTCCAATCGCGTTCTCGTCAGCAGGATCTTGCACCACATCGCAGGCTGCACCCGTTTCGTCTCCTCCTCCAGAGGCCCCTCGATCCAACCTCGAGAGACAACTATCGACACGTCCATCTGCGAGCTGACCTGGATCAGCTTCAGCTCGTCCTCGCGGGAACGGCGGATCAGCGCCGGGCATACCTCGATTGCGAACTGGGCGCACCGCTGGCAGAGCCACGGCTCGTGGATCACGACCACGTCGCCGAACTTCGGGACGTTGATCGGCTGGACACTCATCCCCGACACGACCACGAACCGGCGTGACCACGGCACCTGGCGGTGGCAGACCTGACAGAGCCCGTCGACCATGCACTCCCGCTGCCTGCCCATGTTCTGCCGCGTGAAGTCGGGGATCTCCTGGTCATCGTCGTCCAGGAACAACGCCTCCGAGTCGGTATGCCGGTCGTACGCAATCCGCACCCTCGTCAGGTCCTCCTCTCCCCAGAGGTTCACGTACGGCACTGGTAGACCTCGCCGGTCGGTCCGCAGATGGGACAGCCAGCTGGGGATCCGTCGAGACCGTGTGTCGGTGAATATTGCTTCACGGTCAGTGGTCACAGCTCATCTTCCCTTGCTGACGACGCTGAGCCGGTCGAGCGTGGCTCTGGCTACGCCAGGCCCAGCCACTGGTCGCAGGTCGGCGTAGGGCACGCCGGGCGTGAGGTCGCCGAACTCCTCGACGACCCAGCGCAACGAGCTGTTGCCGATGCGCACGACGTCGCCGACCTGGATGTCGTATGCCGGCTTCACCCGGCGAGGCCGCTTGAACGCGCTCTGCGGTGCGTTACTGCTTGGGCTCATGACGTTGCTCCATCCTCGAATCCGGCTTCTGGGAAGCGGCCTGCGCAGAACGCGCAGGGGTCGGTGAAGCTCCGGGCGTCGCACCAGGAGCACTGGACGATGCGCGCGTCGGCGAGGTCGAGCCGGTGCAGCTTGGCTGCCTCGATCGAGTGCACGTCGGCGACCTGGTGGCCAGCTGGTGCCAGACGTGTGGAACCGGGAGTCAGCATGACGGCGCGCGGGCTAGGGGTGATTGGCGTTCTGCGGTTAGATGCCGCGATGGAACGAGTCCGATGAGTGACGATGAGATCACGATCCACATATCGGGTCTCACGATCGTGGCCAAGGGGCTTCCAGCGGAAGCAGCCGAGTGGACTTTCACTGAACACGCTCTGAGGCGGATGAGCCAGCGGCATGTCAATCCCATCGTTGCTCTGCGAGTCGTCTGCGCGCCGGTGACGAAACGAGGTGGTGGGCGATGGAACGTTGAGATCCGCGAGGCAGGTGGTGTCAGGGTCGTCGTCATGCTCGACACCAAAGAGGTCGTGACGGTTGTCTGCGTGCCGCAAGGAAAGCGACCATCCGCGTGAGCATCGGCGGTAGCCATCAGAACGGCGGCTCTGAGTCGTCGGCCGGTGCCCCGTCGAGGAGGTCATCAGCGCTCGACTCGTGCTCGGGCCATGCGCCGGGGCGGCACCTGTCGCAGCGGCGGACCAGAGGCCGGCCGGCGACGTCGTCGAGGGTGATCCAGCCGTAGTCGCACTCAGGTCGGCCGCAGCGGAGCTCGGCGGGGTCGACGAACGGCAGGCGTGGGTGGTCGTCGTGCTCGTGGATGCTGTCCAGGAGTGACCCGACGAACGCCCATGGCGTGTGGATCTGGTCGGCGGGTGGGGTTGCGCTCCGGCCGCTTCGTTCGCAGCTGGTCTGAATCGCGTCGAGAAGGTCCTGTGCTGTCCAGACGGGTCGGGACTCGACGAACCGTTTTAGGCGGTTCTCAAGCCGCTTGGGGGACGTTGAACGTAGCAGTGGCATGGCTTTGACGAATCTGATCGCGAGCTGCCGGCCCGGCGGGGGTCGCCCCTTCTTCATCAGGGCTGTCCGGGCGGAGCCCGGGCCGCTTGGTGAGCGAAGCGAGCCGCTTGTCGGGTGCGAAGGGGAGTTGTACGCAAGGTGATCTGTCTCAAAAGCGTGACCACTACGTGGATGGGGTGCGGACTCCTTCAGCTGCAGGTCAGAGGTGGTGTGCCAGCGGCCCCGGGCGTCCATCCGTGGGGCCTGGATCGCTGCAGCGGCCATGATCTGGCGCAGCCAGGGCGGAACGTGGAACGCCCAGACCGTGGAGACGCCGTGCTGCTTTAGTCGGGGGCTTGTCTGGCGTGCCCAGACGTCCAGGCGTTCGAGGAGGGTCAGCTGTCGGCCGTCGGCGATCGGGACCAGGATCTGTAGGACTCGGGAGGCGATGCGGTTCCACCGCTGAACGTCCTGGACCGAGCAGCCGGCAGCCTCGGCGATCTCCTTCCTGCGGGCGCGCACGTCGCGGCCGGTGCGATGGTCGGCCGCGAGGGTCACGGCCTCGGCGATGCGCATGAACCGCTCGAGCCCCTGGACGTCCTTGTACTTGCCGGTCCGCCGGTCTAGGTTCGTTCGTCGCAGCTCCGGATGGGCCTCCAGGGCTACACGCAGCCCCTTCAGGAAGGCCTCAGGCTTCGACCAGCGCACAGTGCCCCGGTAGGCACCATCAGGCACCTTCGTGGACAGCCCCGGGCGTATGCCGTCGTCGTGCACGTGCACCCATGGCACCTTGGCGCCCTTGAAGCCCGTCCTGGCCGGCAGGACGTCGACCGGCGGGGCCTGGTCGACCAGCTGCGCGACGCTCACGGCCGGCTGCCGCGGGGAAGATCACGAGCCAGGACCAGGTGGTAGCCGAGGCCGTGGATGTGGGCGATAACACCGTGCAGATCAAGGGTTTTCTCTTGACCGGCGACTCGCTGATCCGACAATATGCGGAGTGTCTCGACAGCGTCTGCAACGCGGTCGTGGCTTGTCAGAGGTGAGTTGTACGTTCCAGTTGGGCAAGAGGTTTGGGGTGACATGGTGCCCATGTCTTTCCGGCCTCGCGACCCCGAAAAATACCCGCAATAAGGTATACGTCTGTCCCCGCTAAGGTGACGTAAACCCGGTTCAGCCCGGTACTGTGGGTATTACAGGGCCGCAAAGCCCTAGTAATTGGTGAGAAGGCCCGTGGCGGTTTAGCTGCGGGCCTTCGCCCTGCGGCCGTGCACTCGTCGGGCCGTGCCAGACGTGCGTATCCGCACACCCCCCCCCGGAGGAGAGCAGGTAATCCGGGGGTTGTCTAAGCCCTCAGAGCCTTAGCTCGGGGCTTTTCCCTGGCCCCCCGGAAAACCTTTCTTTCGCCTGTCACATTCAGGGGCACCAGATGAACTCCAGCCACCTGGTGCCCCGCAATTAGTTCGGCTCTTGGGGCGCGCTCAGCTGGCGCTGGTGGCCGGCTTTGGCGCAGGGGCAAGGCATGAGCCGGTAGAGATCGTCGACCCAGGTCTTGCCGAAGCATTTGTGGTGCATGTCTGAGGCGCACTCAGCGCATGACGGCACGATCACGGTCATCGCCGTCGCGGTGCTCATACCGCAGTGGCAACGCTGTCGGGGACGTCGTCGTCCAGGGGCAATGTGGTGTTCGCTTTGGCCTTGGCGTCCCTCATGGCTTTGGCTGCCTGCTCAGCCTGGGGGCCGTACCACTGGCGCAGCGCTTCGTAGCTGAGCGGATAGTCGGCGTGCTTGGAGACCACCTTGGCCATCGCGCGCCAGCCCAGGCCATCTTCGATCATCGCCTCTATGTCGGACTGGAGCGTGGGGCCGTACCGATGCTCTATGAGCAGTTGCATCGTCGATTTCTGCATAACGGCCAACATGCCATTGGCACATTCGCGCGTCAATAGCGATGACGTGCGTGTCTGGCACTAAACCACGCCCGGAGCGTCAAAGTGCTTGACAAGATGCCATTGGACGCGCCACGATCCTGCCATGGCACCCGAGACGGACCCACGCCCTAGGATTCCCACCGACTCCCTACCCATGCGGCTGATAGCCCTGCGACATGAAGAGGGTTGGTCTCAAAGGGAAGCCGCTATAGCAACCGGAGTGCCACTCGGCGTGTGGCAGGGCATGGAACTGGGCCGAGGTACCCGCGGTGTGACCCGGCATATCGCAGCCATCGCTGCCAGCACCGGTTACGACCGTGACTGGCTCATGTGGGGCGGCCCGTTTACCGTTGAGTTAACCCGACGCCTGCGGGTGGTCCGGTCCGATTCTCGGCTCAGTCTCGTCCGCCAGACCGCGGCGTAACCGGATCTGTCGGATGACACACGAATCCCCCGCGCGCCACCTGGTGCTGGTAGACGATGCGCCCATGACAGACATGAGCGGGTTCGCAGACTGGCTTCGCGCCAACGGCTGCGCCATCAGCACCGTCCACTACCGCCTCGCGCACCTGGCCGACTTCGAGCGCCACCACCCCAACTTCCCCAACGTCACACGGGCCGAGATCACGGCCTGGCTCGGGCGGCCGGGGTACGCGCCTTGGTCGCGCGCGACGTTCTACGGGCACCTGCGCAGCTACTTCGGCTGGGCGGCAGAGGAGGCCGAGCTCGTTGCGGTCGACCCGATGACCAAGATGCACCGCCCGCACGTGCCCAAGGGCTCCCCTCGCCCGCTGACCTCGGAGCAGGTCGACCTGATCCTGGCGTCGGCGACCAGCGCGAGACAGCACGCCTGGCTGATCTTGGCTTTGTTCTCCGGCTTGAGGGCCTTCGAGATCGCAAAAATCAGAGGGCAGGACGTCCAGGAAGACCGGATGTTCGTCTGCGGCAAGGGCGGACGCAGCGCCTACGTGCCGACCCACGCCGCGGTCTGGGCGCTGGCGTCGACCATGCCGCGCCACGGGTGGTGGTTCCCGAGCTCCTCAGAAGCCGGGCACGTGTCCGCGCGCCATGTGTCAGCGCGGACCTGCACACTGCTGGCAGCCAACGGGATCGAGGGCGGGATCCACCGCGGCCGGCATACCTTCGCGACGCGGCTCCTGCGCGAGGGCGCGAATATCAGGGTGGTTCAGAACTTGATGAGGCACGAGTTCCTGGCGTCGACCGAGGTCTACCTGGCTGTCGACGACGCCGAGTGCCGCGCCGCGATCGATCTGCTGGCCGCGTGATGACCGCCAAGAGTGTCGCGCCAGTTCTCGCAGACCCCGGCTTCGGCCGGACCTGGGTGGTTGAGTCGCGCAAGGTCCTCCGTAAGACGAAGTGGGGGGCAGTGCTCGTCTCCCGAGTAGGCACGACCGTGGGGTACGTCGTGGAGTACGACAACGGGTGGGGCGCGGACATGATCGTCCGCGGGAAGGTGCGGATGGTCCACGGCGGCAGGCCGTTCGGGTCTGCGCAGGCCGCCGCTGATGCGTTGCTCAAGGCACGGAGGGCGAAGAGATGAACACTGAACTGGACTTCACGGACATGCAAGGTTCAGAGCTGAAAGTTCACACATCCAGGGGAAGTGTGAACTTCCTTCGCGCGGTGACGACTCAGCCATGAGCACGGCGGTGCAGTTCCTGACCCTGGTCGCTATCTGGGCTCTCGGCGTGGCCAGCGGGTGGACCATCAACAACGCTCGTTGGCACAGGCGGATGGGCCGCGGCTACGAGCGGCTGGCAGTCATGGCCCGCCGCAGTCACATCCCGTCCGCTGATGACGTGGCCGCAGCGTTCAGCCGGGAGACAGCGCCATGAGCGACGCCGACCCATTCGACAGCCGTGAGTGGCGCACGTATGCCGAGCGCGCCAGACAGCCCGGACCCAATCGAGTTCCTCATCGACCGTGAGATGGCGATCGCCCTGTTCCGGGCCTACATCAAGAGCATTGGCGCGGAGGGCCAGATCCGCGACGAACTCGCGGGCAAGGATCTGGCTTGCTGGTGCCGGCTGGATCAGCCGTGTCACGCGGACGTGCTGCTCGCAATCGCGAACAGGTGAATACGACTTGGGGTGTGTACGCCTGGCGCTGTCATGCCTGCCAGCACCTCGTTTCCGCCCACACCCTTGTCAAGGACGGCGACCTGGTCGCTGGCCCGTACCAGTGCCATGACTGCGGCTGTCAGATCCGGCAGGACGCCCCGATGACGCCGCTGAGTCGTTACCAGTACGAGCGCTACAAGCAGAAGCTGACTGACCCCGGCTAACCGATCCGCCCGCAGGCCTCTGCGCCTTTGCGCATCGTGTCCGAGCTGGCCACCACGTACCGCTGGGTCGTGGCCACCGATGCATGCCCGAGGACGTGGGCTGTGGCCACGAGGTCACCCGTCGCGGAGTGGAACCGTGTCGCGTACCTTGCCCGGAGCTTGTGCGCGGTTGAGTCGATGCCCTCCCTGCGTAGGTAGCGCCCGACGCTGGCCGAGACCGCCTTGGGCGACATCGTCCGGCCGGTGGATGAGGAGATGATGCGTCCCTCGCCGGGGTCGCCGAGCTCGGCGAGCAGCCCGCCGGACAGGGGCACGGACCGGTCCTTGCTGCCCTTGCCTTTGCGGACGTGCAGCACGCCCGCGTCGCGGTCTATGTCGGCCCAGGTGACGCGGCCGACCTCGGCCGAGCGCAGGCCGGCCATGGCGGCCAGGACGATCATCCGTCGCATCATCGGGGTGGCGTCACGCATGGCAGCGGTGAGCTCCGACTCGCGGATGGTGGTCGCTGTAGTGGAGGCCTGTCGGACTCTGGGCAGCCAGTCGGCCGGGTTGTGGCTGATGAGCTCGTGCCGGAGCGCCCACTTGTAGAACGTCCTGAGGTGGGACTCCTCGCCGACCAGGGAGGACGCGGCGCGGACCTCGCCGCGGCCGGTGAGCTGCCGGGAGTTCCACCAGGCCTCCATGCCCGCGCGGTCGATGCCCAGGATGTCCGGGACGGTGCGCAGGAGCCGGCCTCGGGCGTCGATCGTCGCGTCCGAGTATCGGTCGCGGGCAAGGTCGGCGAGGTGGTCTTCGATCGGGTCCATCGTGCTCAGCTCCTGCAATTTGGGGCATTTGGTTTCTTAGTCCACACATCTGCGCCCACGAAAAAGGGCCACGAGCGGGTGCTCGTGGCCTACGTGTGTGGGGTGCTACAGAGCTACAAAGATTCGGAAATCTTGTAGGTCGAATGAGGTCAGCCGGCAGTGAGCAGGCCACCGATGAGGAAGCCGTGGTAGTCCCCGGCGAGGATGGAGCCTGCACCAGCTGCGCAGGTGTCGCCGTTCTTGTCGACGGTGACGTTGGCCTGGCGTGGGTCGCCGTGGCGGACCCAGCACTGGTGGGTCTCGCCCTTGCGGGTGCAGTTGCTGGCCTCGCTGTCGACATGCCAGTCGTCGCCGTTGGGGCAGCGGACCATGAGCGCGATGCCGTCGGCGCCGCGCCAGTTGTCGGGCATCCACCAGGCGTCCCAGCAGGCACCGGGCGGAGCGTCGCGCAGGGTGAATCGCTGGCCGGTGTCGGTGCGCTGGTAGAGCTGGTCCTGGGTGTCCTGCCAGTTGTCGCTCTCGACGAACTCGTAGCCGCAGCCCGCTTGGCAGAATCGCGGCCAGAGCGGGCTGTCATGCGAGGTATCCGGCAGGGCGGCCAATGTGCGGTGGCCAGAGTCATGCTCGGTCTGCACCGCTGTGCCCTCCCACACGAGAGGTCCCTTTGCCTCGTGCCATCCGCTCTCGCAGGTCCATCCGGTGCGACCTTCTCGGGAGGAGTAGCGACGCAGCCCGAACCGGGATCGGTTAGTCGACTGAAGCCAGTACGTCTGGGTCGCGGGATAGGTCATTGGGGCGCGCCTCGCTGTTCAGTTCGATGAATCGTTAATCAGGGTCAGTGGTTTGAGCATAAAAACGCCCCACCTGTTGGGGACCAGGTGGGGCGCGTTGTCCGGAGAGGACTGAGTAGCAGGCTACGGCTTAGCTTGAATCTTCGTTATCGGTCGCCTCTGTGGGCATGAAAACGCCCCCACCTGACTGGGTTCAGGAGTGGCGTTCAGTGTCCTGCTGGGTCGGCCTGTCCGACCTATCAGCAGGCAGCTGGAGGGGGGGCTATGCGGCGCCGGCGATGAAGGCGGCGACGACGTAGTTGGCGTGCCTGTCGAGGTTGCCGCGGGCGCGGTCGTACCGGGTCGTCATACGGGGGTCGGAGTGGCGGGCGGCGATCTGCACGTCGCGCAGCGGGACCCCGGCGTCCAGGCACGCAGTGATGTACGAGTGCCGCAACGAGTGCGGTGAAAGCTTCTTCTTGATGCCGACCTGCTTGGCCAGGCGGACCACGACCCGGGCAGCCGAGTCGCGGTTCATGGGCCGGCCGTTGGCGCGCAGCAGGAGCGGGCCCTCGATCCGGTCACCGGCCGCGGCGTCCAGGACCCGGGCGACAGGTACGGCGAGCGGCATCGTGGCGGGCTTGCGGCCTTTGCCGACCAGAGTCAGTGTGCGGTGGCCGCGCTCGAGGCCGTGGATGTCCTGGATCCGGACGTTGCAGGCTTCGGAGACCCGCAGCCCAAGCAGTCCGAGCATGGTGATCAGCGCCGAGTCGCAGGCGCTGGAGGCTCGGGCGGCGGAGACGACCGCGCCGAGCTCGAGACGGTCCAGGCCGAGGGTCTTGGTCTCGTCCTTGAAGACGCGAGGGAGGCGTAGGTGGATGGCTGGGGACTGACCGACGTAGCCGTCGATGGAGGCGATGTTGTAGAAGCACTTGATCGTGCTCAGGCGCCGGTGGACCGAGACCGGGCAGTTGCCGCGGTCGTGCTCGAGGTGGCGGGCAAAGAGCTCGAGGTGTGTGCGTGATGCCTGCAAGGGCTCGACGCCGTTAGCGGCGCACCACTGGAAGAGGATGCGCAGATCGATCGTGTAGGCGTCGACGGTGCCGGCGCACGAGTATCGGGCGAGGAAGCCGATTACGGCCTGCTCTGCGGGACCTATTGGGGCAGGGGTGTGGTTAGTCTCTTGCATGGTCGTCTCCAGGTCACATCTGGTGGCGGCAAGGCCTCGTTCAGTGTTGGACGCACTGAGCGGGGCCGCCTTTGGTCTGGTGGACCCTACCCGCTGGTAATCGACCTGTCGACCGTCTCTTTCCTGCGTTCTCTGCCAACGAGCGTTCGCAGGGAATCAGCTGCGATTTCAACGAGAACGCCCCCACCTGGGCACCAGGTGGGGGCGGTTCGCTGCCCTCCTAGGAAGGGGACCGTGAAGGTCAGGAGGGCAGAACAGGGGGCGGGGTGGCGACGACGGCGACGGGTTCCCCTTCGGGGACACCCATCAGGGCGCTGCCGGCGACGACGGCGCTGTTGGGTGCGACGTAGGCGACGACGTTGACCGCGGCGACGGTTTGTCCCCTCACCCAAAATTGGATGCCGCCCTGGATGGAGGCGACGAGCAGCATGCCGAGGAACACTGGCTTGGCGCCGATGACGTCGGACAGGCCGGCGCCGGCGAAGAGCAACTGGAAGCTTGCGAGGACGGATAGGACCATGATGACGGGCTCGCCGTCGACGCGGCGGGCGGCTTGGTTCGGGCTCACTGGTTCACCTTCCTGCGAGCAGGGTTGTGGCTGTGGCCGGCCCGAAGACGGCGTCGGGTTTGAGCCCGTGGGACGACTGGTAGGCGTACAGCGTGGCCCGGGTTCCCGGACCTCCGAGCCCGTCAGAATTGACCTGCAGGAGCCGCTGCAGGGGCGCCACTGCGGTGCCCCGAACCCACGTGGTGCTGGCCGCGGTGACGTGGGAGAAGTCGAGGGTGTTCACGTGAAGGGCTCCTGTTGGGGTCGGCTGCTGCTTCGTTGGGGTCGGCGGCTTGGGGGCGGGCGAGCTCGGAGGAACTGTCACTGGCATCCCTGCCCTCACCCATGCCTGCAGGATCGGCCCGGGGCAGATGGTAGGGAACCCGTCGAGGTGGCCCTTCATGCTGAGGACGTGTTTGGCGGCGACTACGAACCCGTCGTGCAGCCAGCGCACAGATGCGAGGGCTGCTGGGCTGGGTTGTTGGGCTCCTCCGATGGCGACCTGGACGCCGATCCACGGGGTGTTCCAGTTCAGGACGTGGGCGCCGATGACGTCCCGGCCGCGGCCTTCGAGGATCATCCCGTCGATGGGTGTGCCGGGTGCGCTGATGACGAGGAAGTTGTAGCCGATGTCGTTCCAGCCGTTGCCGTCCATGTGGAAGTTCTGGTCGCGGCGGACGAGTACGTATGCCTCGGCGACGGTCCGGATGTTGATGGGCACTTTGCCGTCGTGGTGGACGCAGGTCGCGGTCCGTGCGGCGATGGGGACTGTGGCCGGTGTGGTCTTGGGTCGGCGGGCACCCCAGGCTGCTCGGGGGACGATGCGGGGGGCCATGGCCATGGTGGTACCTTCCTGTCGATGCTTGGGGCACGGCGACGGCGCTTGTAGATCGGGGGCCGTGGATGGTGGGCGCCGCCCGCCGGAGCAAGAAACAGCGGGCGGCGCGAGTCGCCGTCCGGCGGTTGTCTGGACCGGGCGGTGACCGTCAGTGGTGCAGCAGCCGGGCCTGCGCGGCCAACGCGAGCGCGGCACCGATAGCCAGGCCGGCCAGGAAGACCAGCCGCCTTGCTTCGAGGGAATCCAAGTCGCTCATCGGGGCCTGGTCAGCATGTATGTCCCAACGATCCCGAGAGCGGTCAGGAACAGTCCGTTCATCCCGACGAACGCCGCGACCGCGACGCCGATCCACATGCCCCAGTTGGCGTGGGACTCGTTCACCGACGTCTTCCCGCCTTGGGTTTCGAACTGGAACCGGCGGATCTCCTCGATGCTCTTCTGGATCGGGTCGAACCTGCGGTCCAGGGTGTCGTTGGACGCCTGCGCGGCGTCGGCTACCTGGTTGCGTAGGGTGTCCGCCGAGTTGGTGACCTGGTTGGCGAGGGTGGTGGCCCGGGTTTCCGCGGCGGCTGAGGTGAGTTGCGCGGTCTCGGCGATGCTGATGAGGATCGCGTCGATGCGGCCTGCTTCGGAGACGCGCAGTTCGCGGTAGTGCTTGCCCCGTAGTTCTGCTAGGTCGTCAGTGCGCTTGGTGCGCAGGTCGGCTACCTGCTTGCCGTAGTACGACTCCATCGTCCGGAGGTCGTCGAGGCGTTTGACGGACGCCTCGTTGAGGTCGATGACGTTCTTGGTGGGGTCGACTACTGGGCCGCCGGAGGAGTCGGTGGCGATCCCGGACGGGCGATTCTTGGGCATGGGTCAGACTCACTTCGCTCGGGTTCCATGGTGCGGGTTTATGGGCTTTCCGGGTTCAGGGTTCGCACAAACTCCGGAGAAACTAGGCCGCCCCTGAGCCGGCTTTTGGAGAGTTATGCGGGTTTTGCTCGGCGGCCTAAACCTCTGGGGGAACCACCAGATATCCGGGTCATATGTGGTGGCTAGACGACGGTTCCAGCGGCGTTCTTCCAGTTGGTGCCGTCGCTCCAGATGGGTATCAGCAGCGTGGTGTCGTAGAACTCCGCACCGACACCCATGGTTGCGGCTGATGGTCGAGCGGCAGTTGTCGTTGGCGCGGCTTTGAAGGACTTCCCGGAGGCCATAGCCATGGCTGATTGCGGCTGGACAGCACCAGTGCCTTGTGCGCGGAGTTTGAGGTTGATGTTTGCGTTAGAGCCTCTGGTGTCTACCCACGTGTCCCCGGTGCCAAGTGACCCGATGTCGAGGTAGTTGGTGACAGGGCCGAAGAGGTTTTCCGCTGCAAGGTTCTTGATTTGTCCGCCGACTGTCAGCACGCCGTTGTACGAGCTCAGCAGAACCCCACCACCGGTTCCGCCCAGGAGGTTGATGTCGTTGGTCACGGTCAGACCCTGACCGAAAACGGATCTGACACCTTGGGCGTGACTGACGAAGGTGTTGTTGCCCGCAGCGTCGGCAAGGTAGGGCTTGCTGCCTTGGATGAACCCGGCTTCGACCCGGTTGTACTGCGCCGTCGCTTCTGCGCGGACACCTGCGAGGGTGCCCGCGCCGCAGTCGAAGATGCCATTACCGGAGAGGGTGTTCTGTTGGGCATTGGCGAGTTGGATGCCCCACTGGTAGTTGGGGGTCTCGATGAGGTTGCCGACGATCACGTTGCCGCAGGCGGTGGAGAGCGTCCCGTCGATTTCGATTGCTGCGCCGGTGGCGAACCCGCAGCCGGCCCACATCGTGTTATCCCGGATGACGTTGGCGTTGAAGTAGGTCCGCCCGTACACGGCGCGGCGGATGCCGTTGAAGTAGTTACGGCTGATGACGGTCCCGTAGCCCTGGAATCCGTGAGTGAAGTCGCCTTGGCCCTCGATGTTGACGGTGCCACCGCAGATGATCGCGTCCTGGTCGCAGGCAACCCCAGTTTTGGAGCCGACGAACGCGCACTCATCAATGTGCAGTGTGGTGTTCGTGGTGTAGATGAACGGGGTGGCGCCACCTGATGAGTCCCTGAACGTGACGCCGCTAATGGCCAGCAGGCCGAGCCCGTTGGTCTTGAGTTTGCCGTAGGTGTCGATGCCCTTGATGTCGAGGGTGGTCCCGCCGACCGGGGCGGTGCCGCGCCCGGACCAGTGCGCACCCGCGCCCCGCAGTTTGAGGGTGGCCTGCTTGGGTGGGGTCGCCCCGTCGTTGGTCAGAGTGATCGTGCCGTTGATCGTGACCGTCCCTGTGGGCAGGATCAGCGTGCCGCCCGCGCCGGATACGGTCAGTGTGTCGAGTTCGGCTTGCAGGATCGCTGTCTGGTCGGTGCCGTCCGTCTTGACCTTGGAACGGACCTCCCCAGCCGTCCCATATGTGGAACTAAGTGTCGCCGCCTGCGCGGTGATGGGGAGCCTGGCGTCGGGCACGGTGCCAGAGGAGAGGTTGCTGGCGTTCCGTGCCGTGACAGCCTCAGCGGCGGCAGCCCCGGCAGGGTCGTAGTCGCCGGTCGCGTGGGTCGCCGCGGTGCCGAGGCCGAGGTTCGTCCGGGCCGTGGCCGCGTCGGCCAGGTCGGAGAGGTTCGACGCCTTGGCTGCGGCGGCGTCCGCTTTGGCCTGCGCGACGGCCTCAGCGGCGCGGGCGGTCGCAGCCTCAGCGGCAACGATAGCGGCGAGGTTCGGGGTGACCGGGCCGTTACCGGCGGACATTTGAGCCATCAAAAGCCTTTCCTGGGTTAGACGCTGCTGGCGGTCGTGCCGTTGGTGCCCACGGCTACAGCGCGGACCGCGTAGGCCCACCCGGATCCGGGGAGCATCCACTCCCACGTCGAGTTGGGGGCCATCAGGGTTTTGGCCCGGTACTCGATGCCGAACGCGGACACCTCGATGTCGTTGTACGCCGTGACGGGTGCGCCGCCGGTGACGGCCGGGTTGGTGACGGCGATGAGGATCGACGCACGGGCGGGGTTGGGGGTGCAGACCACGGTGGGCACCATCGGGGCTGTCCAGGACACCAGCACCCGGCAGTCAGCCCACGCACTCCACAGCCCGGCGGCTTTGACCCGGACCTGCAGGTGGTCGTAACGGTTGTTGACGGGGTAGGTGAGGGCCAGGGTGCGGGTTGCTGTGTCGACGACCTCACCGGTGTCGTAGTAGATGTTGGTGGGGTCGGCGGCCCCGGCGAGGTCCGCG